TAGTACAATACATTGGAACTTTGAGAGAGGAGTGGCAAAAGAAATACGAAGTAACTTATGATAAACACATTGCAGAGTTATCTAAAATTAGACAAGAAGCTCTTAAAAAAGGAGCATGGTCTGCCGCCGTCAACGCAGAAGTTGCACGAGGAAAAGCTGCGGGTTTGTATATAGAACAAAAGATAATACGTACTGGTAAACTAGAAGACCTAACAACAGAAGAACTAGAACAGCGAATGAAAAAAATAATCGACGACTACTCACCGATTCTAGATGGGGTGAGTGAAGAAGAATTGAAAGAGAAAGTAAAACAAAAACCAGAGCTGTTATCAGATAAATCAAAGTAAAACCTTTTCCATTTTAACAATGCATCCACGTGGAAAAACATTCCTATCCGAAAATAAATCTTCATTCTCTTCAAAGCTAGCGAAGGTCCACACATTCTTTTTGTTTTGATCAAACAAATAAGCGTGTGTTATCATCACTGATGGTTGAAGTCCTAACGAGTCATGAGCTGTCGCGTGCCCTGAGTCACCCGTCGGATCGACCCACGTAATTTTGTAAAAGTAGTATCGCTTCTTCTTAATTAAAACAGATTTGTATTTTGATTTCTTGGCTACCATAGTGTTTTTTTACAGGATTTTTGCTTTTTGCAAAAGGGCAAAAAGTTTCTCTCGCGTTGGGATTTTGAGACACCTTGAGGCATCATTGAGACACGTT